CCCATAACCACTTGTTATAATCTCAACCAGATCACCGGGTTGGAACTTATATGTCATCATACTACTCGGACTTTGTGGAGGATTGGACAGTGCAGCAGATGTACTTATTTTGACCCAACGATGGATACCCGCTGAGTTCACTTGAACTTGCCAGGTATTCCCATCATTACCGGTTCTTTGTGTACCTGGTTTATAGATGGTAGCACTATACGTAGGGCTGGGTCTCTTACTCTTATCCATAGTAAGATCAGATGTTGGCAAAGGCGTCGAGCTCTGCGGTTTCTCCGGTAGAGAACTCGCTGTCTCTTTTTGGTACTTCTGATACAGATTTTCCAGTATTGTCACTGCGGTCTGTGTGATCAACAGATGAGTACTTTGGTGTTGGGTCTTCAACAGGTTTTGATACCCTTGCCACACTTCCATCATCTTTGGAGTTACTAACGGGAACGGCGGCTGGTTCATCAGTCTTCTTTGTGTCGTCAATGATGTTGAATACTGTGACGTTGGTCTCGGCGTTTTTAAGTGCCGGATGTTTACGGATCATTGCAATCTGCTGGTCTTTAGCACCATACTTGTCTTGGATATTACCATACCCAAGGTCGTCACGTTTCAGCCATGTGAGGCCGTTGTTGAGGTCTTCGAGGATCTGAGATACATACAGATCTACTTGCTTTACTGCCATAGTTGTATTGATTAAAAAGTTTTACCAAGTGATTTGAAACTGGGGACCGTTGTTCTGTGTCAAGATTTCATTGGTCTTGTTAAACACATCGTTACAGTCCCACGTTGTTTTTGTGTACGCAGCCGACGCAGGGTGGCTGGCTTTTAAGATGTAATGATTCTGACCGATGACTGATTCTAACTCCTGGGCTTTAGCTCCCAGTAAGATGAAGATCAGTCCTGAGTTAGTCAGACTCAACATGTCTAATACATACATGATGAAGTCTTTCCAGATGTCATAGTGGGTACCCACTTTATCTACCTGGGTAGTTAGTGCTGTGTTAAGAAGCAATACGCCTTGTTGAGACCACCGGGATAGATCCGGATCCATGTGTGTGGGATATCCCTGGTATACCGTCTGCTCTATAGCCTCGAACAGGTTCTTGAGACTGGGCTGCGGTTTACCAGTAAGTCCACATGAGAAAGCAATCCCATCAGCCACACCAAAGTGCGGATAGGGATCTTGTCCAATAATTACTACTTTAAGATCACTCGTCGGGCATTCTTCAAAAGCCCGGAAAGCATACTTCAATGGTGGCGTAAATCGCTTACCTTCATCTCGCTCCTTTAGCAGGTTCTCGAGGATCTTATCAAAGTCAGAACTCTGAATAAACCCCCGGAGTTTTACCGCCCAGCCGGACGGTGTTAGCTTTTCGATCAGCTTGCTTTTGATTTCAGCAAGATCTACAGTTTGTGTCATAAAGTTCTCTAAATTTGTAGGAAACGTATCTTATGGCTACATACACGACAATCAAGGCTGATGTTACTTTTGATATTACCGTTGGTGGAAACACACTTATTAGTCTACAGAAGCTGTTGTTATTTTTGCTTGCTGACAAAACTGAAGAAGAGATCCAAGAGGCTTATCAAAAGATCATCAACAAAGACTTTGAAGAAGAGTGGATCCAGCACTACGCTTTCTTGGCTTATATGATCCAGTATCTTGAAAAAACAGCATCTGAAAAAGGATTGGCTACTTTAGAAGATCTCAATAAAGAACAGCCTACCAAACCATAAGTCCTACTTCTTCTCCGATCTCCATGGCTGCTTGAATAGCCAGACTTAGCTCATCTTTAGAACACTCAGCAAAACTCTTAGCCAGGAAGTATTCTTTACCGGATACTTCCCTGGCTATACAGAGTCCTGCTTTATCTTTGACTAAGATCTTCATGTTCTCTACCGTCTCTCCGATATGCATAGCTAACTGCTTGATTAGAACGTGCAGTTTAGCCAGCTGCGGGAGTGTACCATCATCGTGCTGCTCCTCATAAAAGAACTCTACAATCTGACCCTCCGGAATATGTGATACAAACAGCTCGTACTGTTTAGCTGCACTCAGTGAAGCAAACTCCAGGCGGCCGTTACGTTTGACATACTTACCGTTGAAATGAAGATTCATGACTACTCATGTTTACATCGTGATACTTGATCTTGTTCTGGTCCAGGTCTTTTAAAGCTTCCGTGACCCACCGCTCGTCTACCGTATTCTGGTAGCAGAGTATGTGCACCACCGCTGTGTCGTCTGGGTTCAGACGAAGCAGACGTCCGATACGCTGTGAACTCTTGCGCTCGTTGCCGTATGCATGCATAATGATCCCGGCCCGAAGGTTTGGAATATTGATACCCTCGTTGAGCTGCAGTACACAGGATAGCTTGTCGATCTGGTCTTTCTTAAACATGTCAAGGTTTGCTTCTGCGTCTGGGTTCTCGGAGTGTACCGAGTGACTGCATACACGATCTGCCTGGGCTTGGGTGTTACAGAAGACAATACACTTTTCTTCTATTTCTTCCAGTAGATACTTGGCGTAGTCTTCTTTGGTTCGAAAGTCCATCAGGACCCTCATTCGCATAACGGACGAGATCTGTTCCTGCTTTTTACTCTGGGCTTCCATGATACGTTTGCTCCAGTAGTCATAGCTTTTACGCTCAGAGGTCATGAACGTACTGTTCTTCATAGTTACCGGTATCGTATTCTGGGTACTTAATGGCATCCGGTGTACGATGATCCGGTAATCATTCAGGATCTGATCATCTACCGCGTCATCGGTGATGTACTTAAACATCACAGGACAGTACTTACCGACGATCCTGCCTTTTTCACTGTTGTGATACCGGGGCGGAGTACCCGTCAGACCCAGTACTCTACCGTGGTAGTTAGCCAGGAAAGTTTGATGGGACTCTAAAAGACTGTGACACTCGTCCAACACCACTATGTCATAGTGATGCGGGTTATGTTTGTTTAGTGATAGATACGTGGTAAAGGTGACCTTCTCCAGGAGTTCCTGGGGAAGGCCAAACTTTACTGCGTCATCTTGCCAGCTCTGAAATATGCTGAGCTTTGGAGCCACTACCAGCACATTGAGCTTGTACATGTTAGACTGCTGGTAATGGTCCAAGTATCGTAGTCCGATGAGGGTTTTACCGACCCCCATGCTTAAGGCTAACGAACAACATTTGTGATTTAAAGCAACTTCTATAGCATCAGCTTGTATACTGTCTCTTGTATTTTTTTGTTTCACATAGCTCTTTTTTAGTAATACATTTCTGTTCAGGTCTAAGCAAGAAATGCCTTTTATATCTACTAACTACTCTTTTGTTTTTTAAGTTTATAGTACTGTTGACTACGGATTGAGAGTACTTTAGCCCGGGATAAAGCTCTTCTAACTTTTTAGCAGCAGCCCGCTCAGATTCATAAGTTCCAAAACAGTTACAGTCTATATCGTATATTGTCACTGGTTTTTTTTTATCATCATGCGTAGGATATTTTAATAAACCCATTAACTTTTGCTGTTTTAGAGTAGCTGAGATTTTTCTTCTAGACTCTTGAGAAGGAGTATTTCTAATAACTTCTAGTGTGATATTATATGCTGGTTCTAGATTATTAATATACTCCTGTTCTTTTTGGACTAAAAGTTCTACAGGAACTTCTTCAAGAATTGAGACCTCAAAGCAGTTTTTACCATGCTTATTATAACTGTTTTGAAGATGCGGGTTGGCATGAATACCTCGTCGCAGCTCTGACTGATGCCGTTTTAACCTATGGTATATATTTTTACTACTACCGATATACTGTTTTTTGTTACTAGTATTAGTTATACAGTATATACCACAAGTTTTTAAACCAAAAGACCTTGGAATTTTCATAGGGTTTAGATTTGTTCTATAATATAATATACTAATATTGTAGAACTTTTACAAACAAACCCATCGAGATACCCAAGCCACAGCGTTGATGCCTGAAGGCTATCTCCAGGGCTTGATCCTGGATCTCATTACGTTTACTCATAGCTTACCATTCAAATCTTTCTTTCTTTACAGGAGTCCAGGTTTCTACCGGAGGATCAATGTTGTAATACGCCTGATAGATCAGCTTAAGGTTAGCCATGGTCTCTTTGTCTGCATAACCTATGGTACGTTGCAGATCATTTTTCAATACAGCTTCTACAAACGCACTGTTGCAAAGAAGACGTCTGTCTCTTCCCAACAATAGATTCAGTATCTGTACCTTAACAAATGCATTAGCTGTATAGTTATTACGAGCTAACCAGTCATTGATGTCCCGGGTATAGGCGTTTACGATCTCCTGGGTAGTATTCTCTGTAACGTTCATGTTAATCGGTTTTCTGATAGTCCTAATTCTTTAGCTTCTTCTGGATTATTCTCAGCCCAGGTATGACAGTTACGACACAGAGCTCTCCACTTAGACATGTTTAGATAATTATCTCCTACACGACCTGCTGTGTGGTGCACATCGGTAGCCTCCCCAGTACATCCGACCAGTTTAGCCTGACATACTGGATTGGCTATCAAAAAGAGCATGCGTTTCTTGCTGTACTCGTCCAGTGCTGTTTTTTGTTTAGCAGACACGGGCTTGAGTTTCTTTGGTTTTTCTATCTTATACCAACACTCTTTGCAATACTTCGCTTTTTCATGGCTCTTCCAGATGTGTTTGAGCTCCTTGCAACCATTACAAAGTTTCAGTTTTGTCTGTATCACTTACGTAGTTTGTTTTAGGTCTGATGATCATTGCATCTTTAACAGACTTACCTAGTACACCAACAGGTTGACTAATCAACTGAAACTCAACAGGGCCGGAGTTCAGGAGTTTATTAAGTAACATTCGTTCCAGCTCGTCTTCGGGAGATAGTATTAACTGGGTTTCCCCATTACTAACAAATATTGCTTCCATGAGTGATTACGTTAACTGAAAAAAATTTTGTGGTAGAAAACCCATCTCTACCAGCTTATTAGCGACAGCTTCCTGGGTAAGTCCCAGTTCTTTGAAAGAATACCTGGCAGTGAACGCCCGGTTGTACCCTTTAACAGTGCTCATGTCTTTTACGACTTTAGAGTGGGGAAAGAGTTTAGACAGCAAAGCATCTACTTTACAGTCCATGATCTCTTGTTTCCACCGGTTCAAAAAGAACTGAACGCGGCGATGCAGAGCAGTGATCCGCAGAATATCTTTATGAGTCAGCGTCATAATCTCAGATTGATCATAAGCGTTGATACCATAAAGAGCTTCGGCATACAGCTTCTGTTGAATCTTGTTGAAAGCGGGCAGGTCAAACGTCTGGTACAGACTACGTCCAAGATGCTGCAGATTATCTACTTCTTTGTTCTTGTACGGAATGTACTTGGGTTTGTTGTCGTCTCTAAAGGATATGATAATACCCTTAGAGTTAGCCGTGATGGTTTTGTTCGGATTGTAAGGCATCTTCTACAAATTAGATAGGTGAAGGTATACAATATGTCTCAGTTCTACAAATAAAGAGGCCCAAACCTCTACAGGTTCAGGCCTCTTGCTGTGTTAGATTATTCAATGTTAGATCTCTGCGACCTGGTTCATCTGCGGCCTCATCTTCAGAGACACCATGGCTCTCTGGGCTGCCTGCACCTCACGGATTTCTTCCGTATTGGTATGTGCAATGAACTGATCTTGAGCTGCTTCGTTCGTGGTATAGAACGTCTGACGGAAGATCGGTTGATCATCCAGGCGGCATACTACACCGGAATCACCGGCAATCTTCAGATCACGGTCGGGGTTTTCCGGATTGAACGGACTCAGGGACTCTTTTACGACGATCTTACCGGGCATTTCTTGACCTTCTGTAAAACCAGTTTCTACTAGGTCTTTAACGAGACCCTTGATCAGAGCAGAACGGCGGCTAATCCTCAGCCAACCTTGATCATTGATGAATGAACCAGTTTGCTCTACCCGTACGTAACCGTATTCGGGGTTGTTTTCAGATACACTAATTACGTTGCCGTTCTTGTCGGCAGTTACTACTACTTTACCCATTGTTTAAGGTATTGATTGTGAGAAAATAAAAAGCCCCCAGGAGTTCTTCCGTGGGGGCTCGGTGGGTTAACACCATCTAGGGGACTATTCTTCATCCGGATCGTAGTCTATATCCGTATACGTTATCTTGTCTATGTCAGGTATATCAGTCAGGTCAGGCAGCACATCGGGTGGGTCTTCTGAGTGGGTTACCGGTTCTTTCTTATGCAAGACGGATCCAAACCATGGGTCTTCCAAGGTATCTCCGTAGTTGTAAGCAATAAGGTATTCCAGTTCTTCATCGGACATCTCTAGGTACTGTTCTGTGCTGATCTCAATCACCCGTCCCGTGGGAAGTTGATACAACATCAGGGTAGTATTTATATAAAACTAAGTTCTATATATTATACTACAAAGGTCTACAAGATATTAGGCGGATAATAGGGCTATACTCCGGGCTTAAGACTTACGAGTGGCGTCACGGAGCCTCTTTTTCCAGTAGGCATTGGTCTTATTAATGACCTCTTGACGCTCTGCCAACTTGGTTTCAAGCTGCTTGACCCTGGTTTTCAGTTCCTCGGTTTGATCTTCGGTTCTAAAGAACACTTTACGCAATAGCTTGATCATACAAACTCAATATTTGACATCAACCAACTCCGGAGAGATAAACACGGACTTCACATTCTTCAGATCAATCTGGGTGCCATTGATCATCAGAGTAAACTGCGGCATATCTTGAGCCACCGCAATATCAGCGGCCGGGGCTTCTGCAGGGATACGATGCTTTCTGCTTGCACGCTTTTTACCTGATGTTTTATACAGCGGTTTTACTATACCTGCTTCAACCATTCTTTTTCTTACACTCTGTACCAGGCTGTAAGGAAGACCTGTTTGCTTGGAAATCTTAGTAAGACCGTGCCCATTGATCAGCAGAGTGTGCAGTTTGTTTAGCTCGTCTTGGGGGAGTTTCTTAACGCTGGTCATGACTTGTGTTAATTGACGTGAATAAAAAAGCGTGATACTCTACCACGCTTCATTGAGGATTAAAAAAAAGGACTACTTAGTCTTTGAACTTTTGATACAGCCCGGTAAAGCGGCCGCTGACCATCTCGGGACTTTTCATACCCTCGATCTCTTGAAGCTTAATTTGATCTACCAGGTCACCATCTTCAGTTACCTGTTGACCATCTCGAACAATCTCATAGATAAGGGTCTCTGTGACATGTTCAAACTCCATATTGATGATCAGTACTTCTTTTTGGATCGGAAGATCCTTCCAGTTTTCCGGGACTTCCCCATCTATAGGAGCGGTACGCAGATAAGCTTCTGAAGTCCAGGCTACCCCGTGCGGAGTGATCTTATCCCGGATCTTAGTAGCAATACCGGGTATCATCTTGTCTAGAAAGAGGTCTTTCCCGCGGTCAGATTTCATGATAGAGCTCGGGATCTCAATATGAATAATAGCGTCCCGGACGTCTATCGACTCATCCTTATGAACGCCAAAGATCGCAATATGAGCAGGCATACCTCCCATATCCGTCATCATCCTGGTTATGTTATCCAGGTATGTTTTCTTAAGTTCCTGATACGATTGATCAGTCATATAAAAAGGGTTTAGAATACGAGGCCAGAGTTCACAAAGGACAAGTGGGTTCTTACGGCTTTTTCTCGGATGTAGACAACCTCATCAGTATACTCATCTGTCTTTTCATCGTACTCTTTGATAACAAACTGATCTTCAGAGATTACTTTAGTAATGATACCAACGTGTCTGTGATTAATATGCAAGTTTGAGTTAACGCTATATTCGGTGATATAGTCCGGATGAACGTTGACATAGGTGTTAACCTCTTGTTTCTCACCATCTACCAGCTTGTACACGTTGTACATGTCGGTCTTGTCTGCGTGAATGTTGAAGACATCTTTGAAGTTCTCCGGGCTTTCATCGTGAATGTTAACTTCCTCTACTACGGATTTAACCAGGTCCATGGTGATAATGGGCAGCTCACTGATAAACTTTACCGTAGCGTCATACCAGTGATCATGAACCAGTTTGTCTTTAACGACTTCCATGATGACCGGTAGGGTCAGATCAGAGAAGGTCTTTACGTAACGCACCCGGCTGGGACGCTGGAGCAGATTCTTGTCTACCCGGAGTTCGTTGGTAGTAAGCAGGAAGAACAACCGGTGTTGGGTCTTCAGTGCTCCATCCATGATGGTAAGCAAAGAGTTCTCATAACCGTCGTAGATCTTCTCAAATTCGTCTACAAAGACAACAACATCTTGCTGGATCTCGTTCAAAAAGCTGATCAGTTTACCACTGTGAAAAGACACGATAATGACCGGTAACTCTAAACGGTTGGCAATCAGTTCTGCAGTTACTGTCTTTCCTGTACCCTTTAGCCCGTTCAGAAGAATACCGAAGTTGCCGGTAGTATGTTCCCAGGAGCGGATGACGCGGTCTACAAAGTCTGTTTCTACCCCGTAGATCTTATACGGGAAGACAAACTCTTCTTGTACCTGGGCTAGATAAGGATTTTCAAACTGATCCAGTTGAAACTTGTATACACCTTTAGGTAATAGTTGCTTCTGAGTAGATACTTCACGAAGCATAAAGTTGTTAGCTGACTGCACCCATACGTTGTTCATAACTGTTGATTTTAGTCCCACCACTGGTTTTGTTTGTAATAAAGAAGTTTCCAAAAGATTCGTGCACAACGGTCCTGATTATGATACGCTACCAGTCTTGCCAGAGTAGCGTTGTCTTTATAGCTCAGGTTGTGTTCTTTACGTAGCTTATCAGCTATTCGTCGGTACTTGAATAAGTATCCGGCCAGTCTATTTTCTACGATAGTTTCTTCGATGGTCAGGTAGTCACCTGTTGCGCCCACCGGTTTGAACGTATGATTTACTTTGTAGTAGTCATACATCTCAATGTCATAATAATCCTCTTTTATCCGCTGAAGCAGATTGAGAGCCAAGGTTAAGTCCTTGTTGATTTCACATACGCCTTGGTGCCGGTTAGCGTAGACCAGCTCTTTTCTCATATACTCCAGTTTCTTCTGAAGCATATCGTTGAGAAAAGCATGATCCCAGTCTCGATCCCGATAGATCGTTGGTATCCAGCGGATGATGTTGTAGATTCCTTGTACAAGGTTCTTTAGAGGGCGGGGTACATAACGTAGCCACCTTCGTCTTTCCCAAGCTGTATCGTCGGGAAGACGCAAAGGATAATACCTTTTGATCATCGGATTGGTTATTGAAAGTAAAAGAGTACTGACTCAGATGAGATGTGTTAAGACGTGTTCAATAGCACCCTCGTAGGCTTCTATTGGACCGCTGTAATTACCAAAGACCGTCGTAGATGTCCCATGAGATATAGTGTAGAACCATGTGTCAGTGTCATTGTCAGGGTCAACACTTATCCATATTTTATGTTCCTTGTGTAGCCACATACAGACTTCTGCTATGGTTGGTGCTTCAATATAATCAACAGAGGTATCCCATATTCTTGTGTCTACTTCCCATTCTCCTGAATAACTTACCCTATTCCAATAGTGGAAGTAATTACCTTCAAACCCTTTTTCTTTACACAGCTTTGCTAACGGGAAGCTTACAGGTGTGTTCATGTCATTTCTTTTTATATTGTTCAAGTAATTGACGATGAGTTTTTCTAGGTTTCATAGGTAAATGTATTTCTAAAAATAAAGCAAAATTAACCATATCTTCCTCACTATACATTCTTTCTGCTTGCCATTTAGCACATTCAATAAAACCTGCAATAAACATAGCTTGTTCTTTTGCTTCTAAATGTTGGCATAAACCAGCGGCAATTACTCCTGCTTCTTCAAGAGTGGGTTCTTGTTTAGGTTCTTCATCATATAACCCCAACTCTTCATCTCCTTTCATTATGTCAATGAGATGTTGCTTTTGTCTTTCTCTTTGTAATGCCCACTCTCTTAATGTTTCATTACTAAGTATAATACCACGACAATCAATATCTGTACAAACTGGTACAGAAGTTTCTTTTATGACTAAATCTAAACCACACTTAAAACAGTTATTGACTAGTTTAGGTTCTTCTTTTGGAATGATTATTTTGTAACTTGTTTTATATTCCAACAAATCTACTTTAACAGTAAATTCTTCAACCTCAACCCACTCACAACTTGGATTCTTAACAAACCATTCTAAGAATGTATCATCAATAGCTTGTACACCATCTTTGATTAAGTCTTGGTCTGTTGTTAGGATAATTTTTTTCGCAGAGTAATAAGCAGTATCAATAGCTTTTACAACTTTATTATTCCAAATAATCCAATCTCCTTCTTTAATTTCTTCATTAGAAGTGATGTAGATGTTTTGAGGTATAACCCTTTCCTTTTCTAATTTATAATTAAAAATTGGATTAAAATGTAAAGACTCATCAAAAATAGATTGACCTATTTTACTTGGCTTGTCTGTTGGAATAACGTGTACGTTTTTCATTGTCTTTGTTTTACCATAGTAATAAGATGCTGAATACGAGCAACCTCGGCTTCATAATACGTAGGAAAAACGTAATGCCCTGAACCATGATCACCCGGTATGAACGCAAAGTTGTCATCGTTGAGCCTGTGATCCATACCGCGGAAGCATACGAAGTATCCAGAGTGTAGTGTACTACGTGTCATCCAGTCTATCCAGGAATGAATACCGTATGTATCACGGATCCACTGGGAAGCCTGGGAAAACGTCGGGGCTAACAGATACCTGGCTTCTGTATCATAGTGACGCTTGTAGAACAGTTCTATCTCGCCACCGTTGATCTCCCCGTAGTACGCAAAGCAGGGCTCGTTATACCCTAGTTCTTTAAGATTTAGGGATTCCTGATACGGTACAAAAAGTTCTTCCATTATGATCTTTTTACTCTGAAGGATACTTGTTATGATCAAAGGCTTCCAGAAGAGTCTGGGCTAGTTCTTTACACTGTTCCTCACTCAAGTGAATATATGAAGTGTACCCATTACCTTGAAACTGTTGAATGGTAATCTGAACTTGGGTGCCTAACTCTTTACCGTTGTAGAACCGGGTT